TGTCCATGATGGCTGGAGTCGAGTTTTCGACGGCTGGCAGAGCACGACCGGAGACAACGACACAATGGTCCGAGTGATAACGGAAGGCGGAAATTGCGTGGAAGAGTTTAATTGCGACGGCGCATTGGGAAGGGAATTGGCCAACATGCTTCCTGGTGACAATTCCGATTGGGCGGAGCAACGTATTGCGGAATTAGTCGGAAAATATGTGATATCTGGCAACGTGGAATGGCATTATCAGAATTGCGATGCGTACGCTTCCCCCTCGGAAGAGGTGGCGCGCATGCTGTCCCTGGACGACTACCGGGAGCCATGGCTTGATATTGTCCATGATGGCTGGAGTCGAGTTTTCGACGGCTGGCAGAGCACGACCGGAGACAACGACACAATGGTCCGAGTGATAACGGAAGGCGGAAATTGCGTGGAAGAGTTTAATTGCGACGGCGCATTGCCGGATGATGAAATTATTAAATGGATGCAATTGGAATATTGTTCAGACGAACTACACGTTGAGATATTCCACAAGCCTTGCCACCCTCTTGACACGAAAGCCTGAGCCATGCGCCCCTCTATATCTATCCTCTTCCCAGACACCTGGACAGACGCACGCATCCGGAAAGCCATCGCTGGCCTGGACGCTTGGCTCAACGGTCGAGCGGAATTGGCCTATTCAATCGGTGACACGGATGCGCCATGTGTGGACACTGTACCCATGGGAGGCGAGTCCATGGTCAGCCGATACTTGGAAGGGGGTGCGTCATGAACCCTGCTGATGTTTCCTTTCTACATGACGTATGGTTGCGACACTACCGTAGCCGTCACCCCAAGGCCCGTGGCATGTGTGTTTGTCGAATTGTGCGCAACGGTGGCCGGCGCAGAGTGTACGAGTCTTACCGCACCGGGCACACTATGTCCATGGACGCACGCTGGCCGGTCACCCAGAGGATATGGGCCTGGGTTGCGGAAGAGCGACAGGCCGCAGCAGAGGCGGTCCTGGTTGGCGCGGTAGACTAGCCTCCGCCTCGCAACAGTCAGACGATACGCGACACCTCGGGCCTATGGCTCGGGGTGTTTCCGTTTCCAGCCTCCGCCCTGGCACTAGACCAGAGCCTAGGCCCTATCGTGAGGCATGCGGCCCGAGCCAAGCGGCGAAAAGCCGACCTAGCGTAATCACTCTAGGTGATTATCGGTGCATCATAATTGTGCTTTTATTTATGACGTACCGGCAATCACCCACAATCACCGATGGCGCCATACAGTGCTTGAAAGTCATTCCGAGTGATTGCGGGCGATTGTCAGCATCTCCGAGTAACCCATAATCACCTGAAAATGATTTTATTTATGACGTACCGACAATCACCGACAATCACCGAAAGTGATTACGGGTCCTTCCCGGTGCCTGGCGGTCCCCACGGGGGGCAGCTATCGCGTTGTTTTTCTTGACAGCAAAAATAGGGTCAAAATAGGCACTATTATAAAACCCGTTGTCAAGTCAGGTGTTCCCCGTAGATTCTATCCATGCCAAGGCCCCCGATGTCACGATTGTCGGCAAAACCGACCGTTGCAGCCGACCAGCGAGCGCCCAAAACGTACATGGTGAACCTGGTGCTGAACGAGCAGATGAAGAGTTACGCTCTGAGGCACCGGTACACCTTGGCATCGTGCGTTGACGCCGCGTTCCGTGAGTTCCTGGCGAAGCATGGCCCGTAACACAGGGTTCAAGCGGCTCGGCGAGCACCCTGCGTCTCGACCCGCTGTGCGTCGTCGGCGAGCGGCCCCCGCACCTCCACCCCCTCCGTTAGACCCCACCCCCTCGCCCGTCGTCGATGACCCGCTCGACGACCCGCCGATGCTCGGACACAGCGCGCTGCCAGGTGCGAACCCCTACGACGCAGCCGTAGCAACCGGAGCCATCGACTACTCGACCGCGAAGGTGCGCGAGGAAGTCAACCTGGTCAACGAGCGCATGGCGCAGGCCAAGATCGCAACGGAGACGGCGCGACTCGAACTGGAGGCGAAGCGACTCGAAGTGGCAAAAGAGCGCGACCAACTCATCGCCCGCTCCGACTACCTGGCGCGGCAAGAGTCGTTGGTCGTTGGGTTCCTCGAACTGGCTCGGTTGACCATTAGCCACATGGGGAATAAAGTGATGTCAACAGACCGCGACTCGGCGATCACAGACGCGACAGAGCGCATGCGAGCAGGCATGGCAGCACTGTCGGAGGCGGTGGCAACACGAGCCACCCGCGACGTGAGCCTGCTCGCCATGACCGATGCGTTCCGAGGTGCTGAATGAACTTCACCATCTACGACCAGGACTCTGCCACCATGGTCGCACGGCTGCTGCGCCCGCCGCGCCAGTGTCGCGGGCTGCTGGACTTCTGCCACACCATGCAAGTCCCCGATGGTCCGAGGCAGGGCGACTTCCTGCGACCGGAGACGGAGCCGGCTCAGTTGCACTTCGTCAAGATGGTGGACAGTGGTAGATGGTCGCGCTTCGTCTATGTGGCCCCGAGCCAGCGTGGTAAGACGACGGTAGGCATCCTCGCCCCGTGGATGCACGCTATCGCTGAGAAGGGCCTGGCAGTTGGCTACGTCATGCCCAACCTCGACAAGATCGCACAAAATTGGGAAGGCAAAATCAAGCCAGCAATCGTCGGTTCGGGGTTCGGAGGCTGGCTACCGACGAAGGGGCCAGGCAGTAAAGGCGGTCGCCCCGCTGCACTGCTGATGACGAACACGACAACTGGTCGCGCTGTTGTCTCATATTTCATGGCTGGCGGCACAGGCGCACGCGAGACGAGCCTATCGAGCGTCAGCCCTGCGGTTCTCGTGGTCGACGAGGCCGACGACTTCGAGGATTCGGGCCAGATCGAATTGGCGCTTCGCCGCCTGGAGTCGTGGGGCAGCAAAGGTCGCGCATTTATCGCCAGCACCATAAACACGCGAGGCGAACGCGAAGGACACCCCATCCTTGACTTTTTCAGTCGCTCGGACGCCACCGCATCTCGCGTGGCGCATCGTTGCCAGCACTGCAATACCCACCAAGTCGTCGAGTTTGAGCAGTTAAACCTTGAAAATGGTCGAATTGCGTGCTCAAAATGCGGTGTTTTATGGACGGATTCCGACCGCCACATGGCCCTTGAACAGAGTAAAATACACCATGCGAACCCCGACGCACGCACATACGGGTCGCTTTTAACGACCTGTTTCGACTACCATATGGGCGATTTTTCGTCGATTGCGCCGTCATTTATCGCCGCCCGCGACAAAGAACGCCTCGGCGATTACAGCATGATGCAGACGTTCGCGCAGAAAGTCCTCTGTCGTCCGTACACCACACCTATCGACCACGAAACCGTCACCGACCGTGCGCTCACGCTCAAGTCGGCGCAGTCGAAGCACGAGAAGGGTGTCGTCCCCGCAGACTGCGAACGCCTTGGACTTGGTGTGGACGTGCAAGGCGACCGCATCTACTGGGTATTGCTCGGCGCAGGCAAGCGTGACCGTCGCTGGATCATCGACAACGACGAGTGGTTCTGGACGGGCAAGGATGAGCACACGGGGCGACCGATTGAGCCGAGCGAAGCAGACCGACACGCCGTTCTCGACCGTCTGCTCACCAAGGCACGCGACGGCTGGCCTCGTGAGGACGGCACCGTGGTCAAGGTGAGCTTCCTCGCCATCGACATCGGCTACAACCCGAACGGCAGCATTGGCCGCTGGTGCTGCGGCAAGGCCGGTATCGTCCCTGTGCGCGGCGACCACGAGAACCGTGTCACCGCCGAGACGCTGCAAGGCAAGGTGACGGCGAATCTCGGCAAGCACAATTCGACCCTGGTGACAGACCACGGGTTCTACGAGGTGCGCAAGCAAGAGCACTCACCAGGTCAACCTGGCATCTGGTGGTTCGTCAAGTCGCAGTCGATGCGCGAACATACCGCAGCCCGTCTGCGTCTACCCTACGACGCCGACGGCAGCTTGAACATCTACCACGGTCTGCCCGAGCGTGACTTCCTGGTACAACACCTGTCGTCGTGGGCCATCGTCCGCGAGCCTGACAGCAAGATCGCTAAGTGGTGCCAGATTCGACGCAGAGACGATTATTTTGACTGCACGAACTATGCGACAGCCATCCTCTCACAAGCCCCCAAGCAATCCGGCTCGCGCTCCGCAGCCGGTTCAATCACAGCCTGACAAGGACGCCATGGATACTCCCAAGAACCGCATGCTCCCGCCAAAACCCAAAACCACAGAAGCCCCCGTGGTGGTCGTCCCCGGTCGCGTCTGTCCGTGCGTCTGCCCAGCCTGCGGCAAGGCGCAGCAGCCGCTCGTGCGTCGGACGATGGCGGTAGACGGGTACAGCGACGTGTCCTGCTCGGCGTGCGCCAAGCATTTCCGTTACCACTACTCGTCGCCAACATCGCCTGCGCGCATTAGCTACCGATAGATTCTATCTCTTGTCGCAGCTACCGCCGCGACCTACCGTTGCGGCGTGCCAACTCCTGTCGCCACGCTCCAAGCTCAAGTCGATGCGCTGGATGCGCGCATCACCGAACTGGCCGGTGCCACGCAGATGCAGGATGGTCCCACGTCGGCCAGCTTCGCCGACATCAACAAGCTCATCGACGCCCGCAACCGGCTACAGGCCATGATCGACAGGCTCAACGGAACGCGCCCCATGTTCGTGCGCGGTCGCGTCGTCGGTCTGCCGAATGGCCCCGTCCAGCAAAGCTGACATGGCCCGCTCCATTTTCTCGAAGTCATTTCGGACTGCGCGCAACAACGGTCGCAACCTGTTTGCCGCCGTATTCAGCGCCACATGGAACTCGCTCGCGGGCGGGTTCATCGGGACATATGACAGCGTTGATCCGCGCAACACTGCGATGCGCGGGGTCCTTACCAGGCCGAGCACGCCTGCGGACCTCGCCTCGTCGGTCCCGTACCTCCGCAACCTCTGCCGTAATTTTGAGCGTAATAACGCCTCCGCTCGTGCGATGACCGAAGGGTTCGTCGCCAACGTCGTCGGCAGCGGCATCGCCCTGGAGCCTGACACCGGGGACGCGGCAACTGACGCAAAGATCCGCGAAGTCTGGAAGGAATACACCCGCGACTGCTTCATCGACCGCAGCGAACTCTTCGAGGGCGAACGCCTGGCGTGCCGCGAAGTGTTCGTCGCGGGCGAAAGCCTGTGGCGCATGGTGATTGACCCTGACCGTGCGAAGGATGGACTGATCCCGCTCTGCGTCCAACCCTACGAACCCGAGTGGTTGGGTGACTCAGGTCAGACGCTCACCGGCAGCTACGAGGGCTACATCGGCGGCGTCAAGCTCGACAAGTTCGGACGCGCCGTCAGCTACTCGCTCATCAGTCCAGCCGGTCTGCGTGAGGAAGTCCCCGCCGACAAGATGATCCACGCCTACGAGCGTCGGCGTGCGTTGCAGTTCCGTGGCGAGCCGATGATGGCTCCGATCCTCACCACGCTGCGCCAGGAGAAAGACCTGGTGATGGCGGAACTGGAAGCCGCCAAGAACACCGCAGGGTTCGCCGCCGCAATCACCACGAACGGCGGCATGCCCTCCGAAGTGGACGAGAAGGGCGAAGCTGTCCGTGACATCAAGCTCGGCACTGTGCTCGAACTCCAACAGGGTGAGGACATCAAGGTCATCAACCACACGCGCCCGTCGCAGCAGATTGCTCCGTTCCGCGACATGCTGCGTGGCGACATGGCCGGCGCTGTGCGCCTCGGCAAGCGTTGGATCGACCGCGACATCAGCGGTGCGAACTACTCGTCGATGCGCGCCGACATGCTCGACAACGAGCGTCTGCTCGCCCCCGTGCGCGAGTGGTTCGGACATCAGACGGTCGGCAAGCTCTACCAGGCTGTGCTGCCATACCTGTGCCTCAAGGCCGGTGTGGAAATGCCGAAGCGCAAGGCGTACCGCCTGGTGCCTGACGGTCAGCCCTACGTCGATCCGCTCAAGGACGCGCAGGCAGCGGCTATGTCGATTGCGTTCGGCCTCTCGACCTACGAGCAGGAGATCGGCAAGCGCGGCGGCGACTACCGCCAGGTGTGGCAGAAGCTCGCCGAAGAACGCGCCGAACTCGACCGTCTCGGCATCGTCATCCAGACCCCGAGCGGCATGCTCGTCGGTGACGAAGAGGCAATGGCGCTCGGCGGCGACGACTCCAACCCGCCCGGCAAAGACCCGAGCGGACGCCCGTCGCGCAAGCCGCAGAGCGGGGCCAAGGGCAAGTTCGCTGGCAACAGCGACGGCACCGAAGAGAACACGAAGAAAGCAGATCGGGAGCACGACTTGCTACTGC